GGAGATTGCATGCCCTGACGAATCGGGCCGCCTTCACGGTACTTCATAACCTTGCCACCTTTCTTCATCATGGTCTTGGACTTGATTTGGCCGCCCTTTTTGAAGCCAAGGGTGCGGCCAAGCTCACGAATGTCTTCGCGGAAGTTGCCAGTGCTGGGGCGGCCTTCGCCCGTTTCGTTGGTGCGACGAATACCCAGGCGCTCGAAGAACCCACGCTCGGGCTGTTCATAGCCACCCTTCATCATGTCACTCAAAACAGCACCAAGAGCTATACGCTCAAGCTCACGCTGGTTCAGGGCATCAGCTTCAGATTGTGACGGACGACGCGCAGGCTGCTGACGGGTACGGGGACGCTGCACTTCTTCGTACGGAGGCGGCTCCATGTCCGGCAAATTATTAGGAATCGGCATCGAAGGGCGAGCCGGACCCTCGTCAGGACCCGTGTCGGGTGTGCGCGCAGGCATGGAACGGTACGCACGGCGGGCGGCATCGCCTAGGCGCATCGCTCCTTCAGCAGCACGGCCAATTGCAGCACCCCGTCCGCTTCCCATGGCGCGAGCCATCGGGCTTTGCATCGCACCGCGCATGGCTTCGGCAGCGCCGGGCGGCACACGGATGCTGGGCATACCTTCGCGGCGGACAGCAGGCAGGTTTTCGCCACGGGGTGAGGCGACTTCGCGGCCACCGGATGGAGCGGGCGGACCACCACGGCCACCACCTTCAGGCGCGGCAGGCAGACGCTCTTGGTAGGGAACCACCGACCGCGTTGACGGAGTCATTGACGGGCCGGATGCTTGACCTGCGCGGCGCGCGGCTTCTGCTTCACGGGCGCGGCGGCCTACATTCAAACGCCTACGGGCTACGTCGCGGGGGTCTTCGCCTGGGCGACCAATATCATCAGCCATTTACTTTCTCCTAGATTTCTTGTTAAGAGTTACTTGGCCGCCACGGCGCATAGCAGTGCGTTGTCTTGCTGCCGCTGGCCCTTTAGATACATCGAATTGCTCAGGCGTAAAACGCATTTGCATGCGAGTCTGCGCGAACTTGGGGAACTGATCTTCGACCTGACCAGATTGATTTGGAAGCGGCAAATACTCAGGCGTCTTACGTTGCGGCGCCTCTTCCTGCTGGTTGCGCGTCTGACTTGCAGTCCGCGTTGAAGTTGATGTGCGGGTAACTGATCCGCCCGTCGCATACTTCTGGGGCTTAGGTTTGCCAGCTTGGCGGAGGGAGATGGCAACGGCCTGTTTGACGGCGGCCTTCTTGTTGGCTGGCTTTGAAGTGCCAATGCGCCCGCTCTTGGTGTAGTCTTCAACCAGAGTGCGGATGTTTGCGCTGACGGTCTTTTGGGAAGAACCCTTCTTAAGCGGCATGCAAAGCTTCCTTTTCAGTTTCGTCTACGCGGCGCAGCCAGCCCTTGCCAAATACAGGAAAGGTCTTCAAGCTTTTGTAGAAGTCACGGCGCGCCTCGGATACCTTAGCAATGAAGTCGCGGGGGTCTATGGCATTGATGGCGGCCATACTCTTAGGCCCAAGCGCCCCGTCTTCTGCAACGCCTGCCGCCCGCTGCATTAGCTTGGCTGCCCGGCCCACACCTTTGTTGACTGCCATGTCGAAGGCCAACAGGTCGACGCCCGGCTTCAGTTCGTCACAGCGTACCGCATCCCAGTACTTAGTCTTATAGATGGCGTGAAGGTCGGCATCCGAAATGGCGCGAAGTTCTTCCTTGGCCATCGCCCGGCCCTTGAATTCTGAGAAGCTGGCCAAGGTCACGCCCTTCATAGTGGCGCCGCCCGGATCATCCCTGTGGTCGCTCCACAGCCCCTCGTGCTTCAGAATCAAAGCCAACGACTTGTCGAAATTCTCTTTCACTTGCTGGCCATCCTATTCATAGCTTCAGTCTTTTCTTTGGAACCCGCGCTGCTGCCAAAGTAATAGGCCATAATACCGCCCCAGGCGGTGCCAAGGGTGCCTAGCATCACAAGCATGGCCTCAGACCCACCCGTGGTTGGAAGACCATGGGTTAGCATGTAGAACAGAACACCAAAATAACCAGTCGTAACCGACCAAGCCAGGATGCGAGGGGTCCAGTCTTTGGTTTTGATTTCCCGGTTGCGCGCCGAGTTACGGTCTTCGTTGGCGATCCGCTCCAGATCAATGTCCAGTTCGCGCATGCGTACAGCAAAGTCTTGCTCGGCATTCTTCAGGGCAAGCAGTTGCTCGGGCGTAGCTTTGGCCGCAGCTTCCACAAGTTCCGTCTCAGTACCGTCGGGCTTTCCCAGCAGAGCTTCAGAGATGGCGCGGGTAGCCATGCCAGCCAGCGGACCACCGACGGCAGACGCAATAGTGGGCGCAACAGTGCGAACTAAATTAAGGAGCGCGTCCAACTTATTTCTCCAGTACAAACGTCAAGTTCGGGTGACGGGGATACGTCACAGTGCGTTCGCCTTCGGGGCACTTGTAACGGATCGTCGCTAGAAGGGTTGCCCTACCGGGCGCAATGGTATCTTTGTCTGCAATATCAAGCATGTAGGTGAAGGTATCAATTTTGGGGCCAGCGGGGCCTGTAAAGCGGGTCATGCTGGGGGCGGCTTCATGAATGACGCTGGCACTGTCGCGGATCGTAACCTTGAAATCCTCGACTGAGCAGTCGTCGCGTTTCTTGATGCGGGCCACAGTGACAGCCACAGGCTGGCCGATCTTGGTATCAACGATCCTGAAATGCTCCGGCGCCCACGCAATAATCTCGTTCTTGAACCAGCCAAACTTTTCACCCGCAGAATAGCCACCGACCGCCAACGCGAAAGCAGCCGTAAAGAACTGAACAACAGGCGTGATCTTAGGTAGCTCCACGACACGGCCTTAACAGTTCCAGGCCCGCAGGCTTTTGTTGATGCGGGAGTTGGGATCATTGGCCGTCTTGGCGCTGGTCAACTTCTTCTTCATGCCCTTCATGCGGGCGCAAAAGGAATCGCGGCGCGGGCCACCCTCTGGTTGGGGAGCCTTCAAGCCGGGCTTGCCGGGGTTCGCACGATTGTAGGAGGCACGGCCTTTGGCATTGAGTCCACCAGCGGGATTCTTACCTTCGGCCCGTTGCCATGCTGGGGTCTTGGCCATGCCTCCATTATACTACAGTTAGTTCAATCTTTCAAGACTGATAGACTCGACGTCGAACTCGCCGGGCGCGTAGAAATGTAACAAATGTACACCATTCCACCATAACTTCTTGGCTGCCTTGGCATAGGAGAAGTCCCCCTTCGGGTCGACGAAGCACCCGGCCACTAGGGCGTGGAGCTTGGAGCCGTCGGCCTTGGTGCGGGTGGCCGTCGACAGGAGATGGGAGTGCCCGCAAATGCAGGAGGCGTGCTGAGATTTCAGCAGGTTATTGGCGTGGTGTTCGCCGCCTTGCGGGCGCCCCATTACCCCGCTCACGAAGTAGTGTTGAAAGACTGCACCCATGAGTGTAACAGGTTTCAGGAAGGGGTGGAACTTCACGTTCGCTTGCGGTCGGTAGTTCTTCAGCAGTTGCTGGACAGTTTGCGGAAAGCCCGAAGTCAGCAGGCGGTTGTCGGACTTCATCCATTTGTTATAGCGATCCTCGTGATTGCCTTCGATGAAATGGATTTCCGCCTTGCCGTAGGCGTGGGCTATGGAGACGATCCAATCAAGGGCTTCAAGCCCGGCCTGGATGTCGTCGCTAAGGGAACGCTTGTACCAGTCGGGGGAGTCCATGTCGTGGGTGCAGAGGGAAGCGAAGTCCCACAGGTCGCCAATGTGGACGATCTTGTCAAGTGTGGCGTTACGCTTATCAAGGTAAGCCATCAGTTTGCCGAAGCGTTCAAGGCTGTCGCCCGGCATGGCGTGGGTGTCTGGGATTAGCAGCACCGTCTGGGGCTTGAACTTACTTGTCATGAACTGGCAGTTCCCTTCAGTTCCCTTGTGTTATCGGAAATGTAATCGGGGGTGTAGCCAGCAAGGGGGCGGTCGTCACGCAACCAAACACCGCTATGGGCATCCATCAGAATGCACAGATTGGCAGCGGCATGGGCTAGGTGTTGGAGCTTCGTTTCGGGATCACAGTCTTGACCATCCCACCACGCCATCAGGTGACGCATGGCAGCGTCGTAGTAGGTGGAGGCGGAGACGGAGTCTTTGCGCCAATTCATCGGGCCATACTTCGCCGCGCCTGCCGCCATGACTTCTCCAATGGCAAAGATGGGAACGGGTGGCACGTTGCTCAAGCCGGGTTTCGCCAGACCGTATTGGGTTTTGGGGTTGGTGTCCATCACAGCCCCCAAATCATAGCAAGGACCGCAACAACCGCGCTAAGTAGGGTGCAGGTTGCAGCAGTCATGCCGAGACGGTCGATCCAATTCAAGGGCGAATCATAAGTGACGAATTGCGAAGTCACGAAAGCCACCACGGCAAACAAGATGCAGGCTGTTGCGCTGATTTGGGATATGATCATGTCAGACTCCTGTCGAACCGAGGCCACCAGCCCCGCGCTCTGTGGTTGTAAGGTCAGATACTTCTGCAACTTCTAGTTGTGGCAGGGGGAGGATCATCAACTGAGCGATACGCATTCCCTGTTCGATCATAATGATGTCGGGCGACGGCCACTGCGGGGAGAAGGGCAGGCGCCCCAAGATAACCTTCAGTTCGCCACGGTAATCTTCGTCAATGACGCCGGGCGCGTTGATTACGTGGATGCCTTCCTTGGCGGCAAGACCAGAGCGGGAGCAGACTAAGCCGACGTGACCGGGGGGTAGCTCGATGGCGATGCCAGTGCCGACGGTGCGCCGGGTCCGCATGTCGTCAAGCCATTGGGCTTCGTCTGCGTATAGGTCGAAGCAGGCAGCACCGGAGGTGGCGCGGGTGGGGATGATGGCGGTGTCGGTAAGCCGCTTGAACTTTATGGTCGGTAGTATCGTCATAATCCTTTCTTGTAGAGAATCTACACGGGATGCGAATTTGATTGGACTACCCATTCTGTTCTCCTTCGTTAACTAAAGTCCTAACCATTGGCATTCCTTGTACTTGGTTGGAGGAATATCTTCAAGCTTATATATACTAAAAGGTTTCTTATGGGAAGAAGTTTTTGCGTTCTTGTAGACTTGCAAATAAGATAAGGTGGCATTGGGATAGATTGCCTGGACGATGGGGCCATAAAATTCCATCAGCTTTTTGCGGACGGGGCGCATCCATGACAGTTTGATTTCGACTATGCAGATGTGGTCGTCTGCCAACCAGACCAGGGCATCAGGCTGGCAGACACCGCTACGCCGGGGCGTCTTGTAGTAAAGCCAAGGCGATATGTCGATGCGCGGGTATAGGGCAGTCAGTCGCTTGTGGACTGCGCGCTCGAAGGAGATACCCGCCTGCTGTGCTTTAGTGCGTTTCTGCTGGGGGAACTGGGGAATGTAGTCAGCATGACGCGCTACAACAGGCGAGCCTAGTTTCATCCGCCGTTAAGATTCCTGAAGAAAGAGTTTTCCAGCACCTTGATAAGCAAGGCAAAGTCGCGGGCTTCGATAGGGGACGACAGCACCCGGCATTCGGTGTCGGTGCCGTTGGGTGCGTCCATGCTGAAGCTACACACGAAGTTACGAATGGCATGTTTGTTTTCGAGCATGAACTCCACCATGTCCGTGATGGACTGGATCAGTTCGGTTTGCTCTGGCGTGAAGTCGGCGGTCACAATCTCTGGCTGCGCTGGCTTAGCGGAAGTGATTACCCGGAAGGGCACTACGTTTTCATTCGACACTGTATCCACTCCTTGCGTTTGATACGGTTTGCACAATGTTAGAACGGATGACCCAGATGTTGGTTCCGTTCGAGGGGTCGATTGCCTTCTCAAGCCACACGCGGACGATGTAGCCGCGCTTCCGCCACCAGTTCTTGATGTCGGCCATGAGCTTGTAGTTGGCTGCTCGATCACTTAGGTAGTCATGCTTTGCCATTGGACCTCCATTTCTTCAGGCCCCCCGGATTGCTGGTGCTGGCCTTACCCCAGTTATATCCGATTTCCACATCGAATGGAATAACTATTTCGCGTTCTATTCCCTTGATGTCTTTGATCGGAAACGGAAAGTTAAGGCAGTCAAGAACTTCTGGCAGCAACTGGTCGGCCTTGTCAATGCGGACCTGACCAAGCACGGCATCGTGTAAGTTCAGTAGTATCTGGACGTCGGCGCCGGGCTTACCTTCGAAGCGTTCCCACAAACGGTAGATGCCCACGTTCATCAGAACGCCGACACAGTGCTGGGGTACGAAGGCAATGGCTTCGCGCAGGGTAGCATCGTCCCAGCGGCGGGACCAGAAGGTGCGGCGTATGCCAAAGGGACTGACCAGATAGCCCTTGGTCTGTAGCTCATGGGCTACCCACACATGCCAGTCGCTGATGCCAGGAAACCGCTTGAAGTACTGCGCTTGGAAGGCTTCGGCAACGGCAGTCTCCACCTTCATCTGCTGTGCCAGAGTAAAGGGCTTTCCATAGTAGTTACTTCCGTGGGCGCCCCGCTTCGTGATGTCACGATATGAATAGCCACGGTAGTACTCACGTTCAGCCAACTCGCGTTCAGGCGGGAAGCCAAAGACCATGGAAGCGACCATTGTGTGTGAGTCACCACCTTCAACTGCGGCGATGTAGTTTTCATCTCCCGAAAGATACGCAACAATCCGCGCTTCTGCGCCCTGTTGATCAGAATAGAATAGTACGTAGCCGGGGTCCGCGACAAAGCAGGTGCGCGCTTCTTTCGGTATGTTCTGAAGGTTACTCCCGATACGGAACGGATGTTCACTAGACGAAAGTCGGAACGTCTCAGTCCCCGCAATATTGAACGAAGCGTGGAAGCGATTGGTTGGCGACAGCTTCTTGGAAAGGAATTCAATCTGCTTTTCAAGGTCGCGGATGCGGAGGATGTGGTTGGCGAAGAAGGCGCCGCGTGGGTATTCGCGGGTGATGCGTTCAAGGATTTCACGGTCTGCTCCTACTTTGGTTTCCCCCTTCTTGGATTTGGTTTGCTCGGGGATGGCAAGGAATTCGTAGAACAGGGTGGTAAGCTGGGGCGTGGAGTTGTGATTGATGGTCGTACCCCACAATGCTTCACACACTAGATCGAAGTTGGCTTGCACCTTGTCGGCGCGGAGGCGCAGCCCTTCGACTAGACGGTCGCGCCGTTCGGTGTCGATCTGTACGCCACGTCGCATCATGGTAAGGATGGGACCCAGCATCAGTTCGCTGTAGCGGTAGGTTGTCGCGGCCCAGTCAGGCAAAAGGCCCTCATCATATATTTCTTTGAGGGCCATTGTCTGCATGGTATCGAGCGAGTTGTAAACTATCTCCTGCGTTTCAGGAGTCGGGGTCAGGTCCGTCAGTATCTTCATGCGGCTCGCCTTTCAGGAACGTGTTTCGCATACGCGACAGGAGGTGCAGAGTCAAGGGCGGTCCTTCGTAGGACTTGGCAAAGCGCCTGACGCGGGTGGGGTCTAGGTCGGCGGCCAAGCAGACTTCGTCAAAGTTCTGGGCGGTCGTGCCAAACTCTGCCGTAAGCCATGCATGGGCCTGCCGTTTGTTGACGTGAGCAACAGGCGTCTTGGGTTCGGACGTAGCGTCAATCAACGCTTGAATAATCACGCTCGCCCATAGGCGCCGGATACTCGCATCATCTTCAGTCATTTGTAATTCAGTTTCATTTAAACGTGTTACCTTTCCGTATGTTTTCTGTGGCTTCTATCACTTGCAAATTCCAAGGGACATGAAGCCCGCAGACTAGTGCATTGCTTAATGGTACTATGTGATCAACATGATACGATATTCCTATGGTATCTGTCAAGTGTTTAGCTATTAGATAGAATGCTTTTAATTGAAGTTTATCAACCCATTTAGGGCAAGCTTGTTTCTTTATAGCTCTCCGCCTATTTACCCTTTCTAAATTGTTTATTGGATTTTTATTAGACCACTCACGAGAAGCTTGTCTGCACTTTTCTCTATTGTTATTTTGCCATTCACGTTGGCGCTGTTTTCTTTTATTGTCGGTTTTCCAACGCGATCTGCTTTGTTCATTTATAGATTGCCTGTTTTGTTTAGAATACTCACGCGACCAAACAGCGTGGCAAGTGTGGCACTGTCCGGTTTTACTATACCGAATCTTGGTGCCACACTTCTTACAGGGATTTTGGCTTGTATAAAACATGATTCCCTGTTGTAAAGATTCTTTTCTAGTCAACACTTCCAGCCTTATTAAACTCTTTCTTAGCTTTTGTACGAAGGTGTTTCCAAGCCCTGGTCGGTATGTGCATTGATGCTAGAAAACCTAAAGATTTTTCCCACTCTGGTTGCCACGCATGGTGCCTAAGCATGGTATCAAATATGGGTCCCTTGGGTTTAATACCATACGCATCAAGGTAAGTCAAATCGAAGGTGGCATTGTGGAATCCCCAACCTAGGTCGGGGCGCTGCGCCAGATACCAAAGCCACAACCAGATGTCGCGTTCGTTCTGCTCTGACCAAATGCTTTCGTATGCACGATCTTCTAGCTGCACATAAAGACATTCGGTTGAGGAGGTGGCGACCGAGAACTCCGTGATGCGGCAAGCCTTGTTGGTTTCTACATCGAATACGATTTCGTCTTTGATGTAGCGGGTGGCGAAGTCGTATAGGTCGGCTACGTTTTCGGGTAGGAATATAGTCCGGTCCTTGTGGGCCAGACGCTGCTTGACTTTACGCATGGCGGATACGACCACGGGCCGCTCGGCCCAAGCCATGCGCGCAAAGATGGTGGGCGAATACGAAGGCACCACTTGCAAGCCCTTGACAAAGGGACTGTCGATATGTGTGCCACGGAAAGTATCCAGCTTGGTTTCGCCCGTCAGGCAGAACATAGCGTGTTGCCCTAGGGTCAGGGCCATGTCGTAGCCTTGCAGGTCAGCGCGTAGCTTGGCACGGTCAGCTTCTGCCAGTTGCGTGAGGGGGCCGCCCGGCTTGTTGCCGACGAATAGCGTGGGCCACTTGGCAGTATAGGCGCGGAAGGCAGTGAAGGTGCCGGAAGGCACAAGCCCCGCAGCACCTAACAGTTCTTGCGTAACCTTCCACTCCCACTCTGATAGGGGGTGGCCAGTCATTGCGTCAACGGAAGGCCAATCAAGTACCAGGGCGATCTTCAAGGGGAAGCTCCATCTGCATGGGGTCTGGCATACGATTGACAACAGGTATGTTTTTCCAATCACCATGTTTGTCTTGGTATTGAATAGCATACTTCGAAGGGTAGGGTATGCCTTCTTCGTTGCGGCTCCACTCTTGAAGAACGCGCAGGGTAGGCACGGTGTTGCGGCACATCAGAGTGGCGTCTCCGATTTGTAAGAGGCGAGGTCGAGGGGTTTGGCGCCGTAGTATACAAGCAGTTCGTTGACGGCACCTAGGATTTTCATGTTGTCGCCAATGTCAGTCCAGTTGTGGGGGCCGCGCCCTTCCGCAAGATATTCGTGGGCTTTGCGGATACACCAGATGGCAGTGTCACCAGTATTTTGGAGCATCTTAATCATGAACTGGTCAGCCGCGTCGGCGTCGATGGTGATGGTGAGATTTGGCATGTCAGCGATCCTTGTAGAAGATATGGTTGTCGATGCGCGTGGTGCGCCGTAGATGGTGCCACCCTACCACAGAAGTATCGTGGAAGTAAAGGGCGCCGCGCGTCAGGTCGGGCATGTTGCTTAGCACTAGCTGGGCAGAGTGTTGTGCTTCATGCCAATCGTCTTGATTGGAAGGTGCTAGGGTGCGGCGATTCGTGCAAGCCCATGTGAACTGGCAGGAGTTGCCGCGCCGCTGATAGACTACGTCGCATACGTCAGCAGGGAAGCGACGGTCATTGGCCCGGTTCAGAATGACTTGACCCACGGCTATCTGCCCGGCGCGGGATTGGCCGCGAGCTTCCCAGTAGATGGCGCGCGATATGCAGTTGAAGTGGCGGTCCCGGTTGTTGGTGTCGTTCCATTCAACGGGGATGGGGCTGGGCGGTACGGCTATGGCGGGTAGCGGCTGCATCCATGTTAGCAGGGCCAGCAGCAGGACGGGCCAATAGATCAGCAGGTCACGGCCTAGGCGTAGGTTCATGGCTAGGGTTCTCCTTGGTTCGATGGCATTCGGGTTGGGAGGTAAACATAGCGATGGGTGCGCCGGGCTTACCCCACCACTTAGCGGCGGCGTCGTGGATGGCTGGCGTCAGGGCACGAGGGCAAGTGGCGGCGTGAATGCAATCAGCATTGAAAGGGCAGAACGTCATGTCACGAAAACATAGCGGCATCGGGTTTCTCCAGTTCACAAAGGGCTTCGGCTGCGTCGGCACGGGTAGGAAATGGGTAGCCATAGAAGCACCCAATTCCAACCAAATACCACCAGCCATTCTTCTCTTTGATCATTCCTTTTCTCCTGGCTCCAGTTTGAAGTCTTTGGGAGGGTGGCCTAGATAGTCAGCTTCATAGAAGTGGACATAAGCTCGTTGGCTTTCAGGGATCAACAGATGAATTTTCCCGTCTACCGCCATGATAATTCTGGCCACCCCTTCACCCACCCTTAAACGCCCAATACTCATTGGTATCGGTTGGCCAGTGGCAAAGTCTCTTTCAAAGATCATTCCTTTTCTCCCAGCGCCGCGCGGGCGGGCTTCATAATGGTTTCCTCAATGCGCTTCCGGTTTTTCTTCATGCTTGTCAGCATTGCGTGGCATCGCGCAACGCCGCTAATGCTGACCGCGTCTGCTGTTTCAGCAAACGCATAAAGAGAACCAATCACTGCCGCCGCATTGGTCAGCGCCGCCCGCAGCTTTTCGTTCTCGGCTTGGATCATCTGCCCAATCGCAGCCGCCGCCTCTGCGTTGAGCGTCAGGCCGGTGGCGGCGTAGATTTTATCTGCGATATCGCTCATTGCTTTTCTCCCAGCGCTGCACGGGCGATTGCTACAGTTTCTTCTTCATAGGCTCGCTCGGAAACGATCTGAGTATCGCCCGCTATTGGTCCTGCCCATTCCAACAAACCCCGCAGCGCCGCCCGCAGATTTTCGATTTCACCTCTGGCTTCTTGGTAATCAGATAGATAAGCATGGTTTGAGGCGGCGAGTTTCGCGTTCTCCGCCCGCAGCTTTTCGATTTCCTGTGCCGCAGTTTCCATGTCGCCTTCGGTTGGTTCTGCGTCCAGCCGCAGCCGTTCCACAATGTCGCTCATTTCTTTTCTCCCAGCACTGCGCGGGCGATAGCCTGCGCGCTTTCTTCATCGCCTTCTGGTTGGATGGTTATATCACGCAGCGCCGCCCGCAAGTTTTGGATTTCGGTTTCGGCTTGGGCGAGGCGTTTGCGGAGGGCATCGTAGGTTACTTCGGACATGGGTTCTCCTTCGTTTGCTAGGGCTTCGAGGGCACGGCGCCTTACCTCATGGGATGGCGTGGTGTCGGTAGCGTAAGCGTCGATTATCATAAGTACCTCACAAAGAAAAGGGGAGCAAGCCGAAGCCTACTCCCCCTGTTGAACTAAGCCGAGGTTAGGCGGCCTTCTTGTTGGTCATGTACCAGTCGACCGAGTAGTAACGGGATGCCGTAAGGCGCGGCGTATTAAGGGGCTTGCCGTCACGGTCCTCGGTTTCGTGACCGACCGTAATGACAACCTCGCTACCGGGCAGGATGTCAAGAGCATCCCGAATGGAATTGCCCACGGTATCCTGGGAGATACGGGCCAGACGTTCCTGCACGATAGGCAGCGACTTCTCGGAAATCCAAAGCGTGTCACGCATACGGCACTTCGAAAGATCGACGCCCGTCATATCGTGGTCGTGCATAGGCTCCATCAAAGTGTAAGAAAGCTCAAGACCTTGCGTACCAGAATTGGCCTTGACAATCTTGACGGACTGAACCGTAGCAAGGTAATCGCCCACGGGCGCCTGACGGAAAGCCGGGCGGTCGGCGGCGGTTGCATTGACGACGGTATCGAAAAGGTCAGCCATTGGCTGTGTTCTCCATAAGGGGTTGTGTCACATAGGACAGGACGGGATATACATCTGGGCGCCCGCCCTGTCAAGTCATGCCCAGAAATTTATTTGTGCTTAGTCAGGTCCACGTTAGGGCCAAGCACAATCCCACGCGCAGCAAGATACTTATTTAAAGCAGTCTTGCCCGTCGCCTTTGCCGTAACCCAACCTCCCCTTTTAACATTGGAAGATTGCATTACGCTATAATCAATAGGCCGCTTAGGGAATTTAAGTTTGAGTTGGGCCATGGTCAGGCTCCTTTCGTCAGGCGGTCAAGCATGGAGGCGAGGTCGTAGGGTTCGGCGCCCTTGATCAGGCTGGGCGCAGAGGTGCGAAGCGAAGCCTTGTCAGTGGCTGCCGTCTTGAAGGTGCGGTTGCCCGCCCGGTCCACTTCCAAATGCCAGATGTCAGAGAAGTAGGTCTGCATCTTCTTCGAAAACTTTTCGCCTACGCCGACAGGTACGTCGCGCGCCTTGCCAATGATCTTGCCTTGGTCGTCCTTCTCACCCGTCTGCATTAGGTGGGTAAGCATGATGACGGTGGCGCCCATCTTGTTGCCAGTCAGGTGATCGAGGATGGCGCCGTAGTATTTGCCCGCCACGTTGTAGAGGGAGCGCCCGTCCTTCTTGGTTTCGGGGTCCTCCTGCGCGGCCAGCAATAGCAGTTCACCTAGGAAGGTGCCGCTGTCAATGACCACCACATCGCGCGGGGTCCAGCTAGTGCAGGCGCCCAGGTCCTCGGCACCCTGGACTTTCCACTGCTCCAGCATGGAACAGAAGCGCCGCATCTCCGACAGTGCTTGTTTGCTGGCTTGGCCTGACCCTGCAAACAGATTGGTACCTGTGATCTTGGCGGCAGCGTAAGTGTTAAGGTAGACTTCGGCAGCCTTGTCGGTCAGGTAGGAACCAATGACCCGCGAGTTCTGGTCGAAGTCGTGGATCATCAGACGATAGCCTGCGTTGGCAAGCTGAGCGAGGGCGCCCGTCTTGCCTGCTGCTGGTTCGCCACAGATCAGGATGCGAGGTGGCAGTTTCACTTCATTAAACTTGGGCATTGAACAGTGTCTCCGATATGGATTGTTTGTTGCGTGGGTCGTCCCGCCACTGCTGACAGAACTTGGATACAGGACACCAGCTTTGGCAGCGCACTGCTTCGCCGGGCCTATGCTCTACATACAGGTTACTTGCAGTGTCGGCAAGTGTTCGTGCTTCGATTGGGTCGTCGAACAGCTTGACTGCACGGATGTTGCCGCGCTTCATGACTGCCCACTTCTCAGGCTTAGTCCAACG